AGATCCTTGTCTTTGCCCACTTGGATATAATAATGCTGTAATGCTCCTTCTTTGTATTGCCATCCAGTGGCGTCTCCTGGTGCCTTGGTAATGATGCCTTTTTTGGTATTGAAATAAGCCGATGGAATCTCATCGACTTGGAGCAATTCCTGTGTTTCAGGATTGGTGTCGAACATCTCAATCAATGTCGTACCCTGAAAACGCGACATCAATGTCAAACGTATAAAATCCTCAAACCAAGTGCGCTCGAACATATAAGACAAGTCCTCGTTTTCGTCACCCTTTTCATTGACAATCTTGAAAGGACTGCGCTGACAAAACAAGATCCTACTATCAATGACGCTCGAAAGGTGGTTATCGAGCAAAAGGTTGACATAAAGCTTTTGCAGTTCCTGGCGTTGTGGTTCCTCTGGATCTGTTGCCATGGTAATGGCCATTTTCCATGCTGCAAGACTTTTGGCCTGCATGGTTTCGGCTTCATACTCGAGCTCGTGACTTTTACCTTTTTGCTTGCCGTTTTTGGCAGCTGCAATAACATTGATTTCCTGCGAAGTCAAATCGCGAATGATGCGAGACTTAAAGCCGTTATATACTCTATCGAATATTCCCATTAGATGTAAAAATTATCGTTTTTATTGTTGCCCCAAACACTCTGGCTTACCAAAGGGTTTCCATCACCATCTGTAGCAATCGGCAATCCGCTCAACGGAATTCTACCGGTTGCAATTTTTTCCAAAGTTTCCTTTGCCTCGGTATAATCCTCTTTGTAGTCGGTAGGGACTTTCCTTGCTGCATTTCGACGCACGATCTTGTAGAGCATGAACTTGACCAATATGTCTACCAACATTTCGTTCTTTATCGGCTCATCTTCATCAAAGATTGCGTCAACATCATATTTAGTACCAATGGCCGTTTTTACAATATCGATGCACTTAAGTTCCGTTTGATCCAAAATGCGTTGCCTTACATCATCAATTGTTTCACCCTGCGCAGGTTTGTCTCCAGAGCTTTCATCTATAAATCGTTCAAACGATGAGGCAATCAAGTCCTCCTTTTCAAGGTAGATCATATTACGTTTTTTGAGGGGTTATAGTTACCGGTCTTTACATCTGGACCATCACTCGATATGGATACATGTTTTGATAAAAATGAAATTGCTTCTGCGTCAGCATCGGGCGCATCATCTTTTCCTGTATATCCTGGTTCAATTCCATACAACTGCTGCAGCCCAATATCAGTGTCTTTATGGCTCTTCAATTTTTCACAATAGAAAATACGACCGTTTTGAAATCGGCTCTCAAGCTCATAAACAATCTTGTCATACTTACGACGCTTATTTTCAACAAGAGTGATATTTAGTTTAACACCCTCTTGCGCTTCAACTTCCTTAACGGTTCGTTTGACTTCATCATTCCAGAATTGTGATTCAGCCCTCCACAGAATTACTACACTATCAGGCAAACTCTTTTGGACGGTACACATATATCTTACTGCCGGAGCCATCTTTGTCTGCTTGACAAAACAATCCTTGAGCCAAAAATTATTGATTTTAAGACCCCAAATACGTACAGCATTATAATCAGATGTTTCGCTCCCTGCATAAGCAATATCCCATTGACCTACTATAACATTGAAGTGATCTATACGAGGAGATTTTCCCCATTGAATGTATGACTCTTTAAAGTGTTTACCACCCTTAAGTTTTGCTTCATGATTGTACTCTGCAAGAGCGGCAGAAACTCCCATTTTGCCCTCTTTACGTTTGTAATAACCTGGAGGATATTTTGAAGACCAAGTAGCCTCATAGGTTATCGAATTATAGGCTTTGACTTCATGAACGTACCAATCCGGGTGTTTTGTGGAGAGAGTTTTTACAAACATTTTTGGCGCAAACCAGTTGTTTGAAATTGTTAGTCGTTCTTTATCGCCATCCATTGAAGGCAAAAGTTCCTGCTCAACATAGTCAACCATTTCACCTTGTCTTTTCTCGTTCTTGATGGTTTGCTTTGTTTCAATATCATCTATATTATATTGCTTTGGACGTTTTGCTCCAACTCTTAAACCCCTACAACTCTGACCAAATCCAAGTGCCTGACCAACGAAGCCGCCTTTAGTTACCCATAGACTTTCATCCCAACTACCAAGTTTCTTCTGCTCTCCAAAATCTGCTAAAATTTGAGGATTTATTTCAAATTCTGCTTTAAGATCATCAAGTAATCTTACGGCTCTTTTTTCTGATACTGAAATCAAGACAAAATAATTATCTCCTTCATTCAACCAAACCCAAAAAGGGATGATAACATTGTTCCATACAGATTTAGCCAAACCACGACCCCATTTAGCAAAGCCGGTAAAATTAGGGTCTTTCAACACCTTCTTTGCCCATGTTATATGAAAGTCTGCGCATTCGGCTGTGGCATAGTGAGGAAAGTATCGCTCCACGCAATACTTTACATCTTTTTTTGCCATTTCAATAGCATCTCGTCTCTCTTTATCTGTTTCGGGCTTAATATATTTTTCCCCAACAGATGAGATAAGTTCAAGCTGCTTTTGATAGCGTTCGATGCGTATTTTATCACTCTTTTTCAATCGGCTTGTTTTTAGTGAGTGTGTGATTTACACGATTTTTACCGAAATCAAAATGAAGATTTGCGATATAATATGTTTGGTTTTTATTTCTACCCTGTACAACAACAGGATCACCGATTTTGTAACCGGTTCCTTTTTTTAGAAGGTATTTACCTATTTCGAGTTGCCAACGGTATTTTGGCGCTCTGTTGATCATTAAGTTGAGAATCACTTTTAGCATTAGCCTAGTTTTTGTGCTACGTTTTGTAATTGATATCGTTGAAAATCCAATGTCTTCATATAAAGATCTTTGTCATAAGCCTGCAGTTCCTTAAATAGATCCTCCATCACTTCCAAGTAAGTGCCCAAAGGCAGTTTTGCAGTTTGGAACTGTGTAAGCGTTTTATTGTACATGGCCACTTCTTGGCTTATCCTGGTCGATTCTTTTTTAAGATCAATCAGTTCATCCTTCTCTGTAGCATCCATGCTCTTGCCCTTGGCCTCAATGAGCTTTATTTTGTTCATTACCTCAATAGCCTTGTCAGTGTACTCGCTGATGAGGCTTTTAAGGTTTTCGGCTTGGTTCTCCCGGCTGTTGATCTTCGCATCCCTCAAAGCTTTCCATTTGCCTTTTTTGACCCATGCGCCTATTGTTTTTTCACTGACACCCAAGTCCTCTGCAATTTCTTTTTGGTCCTTGAAAAATTCAATGAACATCTTTTTTGCCGCTGCCTGTTCGCCTTTTTTTGCCATGCCTGATTTTTGTACAAAAATGCACACTATTACCCTCTGAATAAAAAGGTAAATACACGTTAGTTTTTACAGCCAACTATTTTAGTGTGATATACTTACTATTATAAAATCCTGATTTTTTTAACCTGTTTTTTCATTCAAAATTTGTGCTCTCAAGTCATTGGACGAAATACAAAAAAAATCATGTAAACATTAATTAATTGAGCAAGCCTAAAACAAAAATCGAAGCATCAACCTCTGGAAAGTCAGGTACCATACGTATAGTGGATTATATCTCCGCTTACAGTGAGGCCAGTTCTGCCAAGGTTAGAGATATTGTGGATGACTTTATCGCCAAGGGAATTGACGATACCGAAGTATTCATCAATACGCGAGGTGGTTCTGTGGTTGAAGCGCAGCAGATGGTTTATGAATTGAGCCGTCTTCCAAAAGTAACTCTACAGATTGGAGCTGTGGCAGCAAGTGCAGGAACTTATCCGGCTACTAAATTTTACACAAAGGCTTACCCGAACAGTCAAATTATGATCCATAAGCCAAAAATCATTATCGATGGCAATGAGGATCAAGTGGAAGCAGATCTAACGCTGATCAAAAACACTACCCAAGATTACCGAAGCAGTTATGCCAAAAAGATGAAAAAAACCGAAGAGGAAATAAATGCTCTTTGGGACAAAGGCGATTACTGGATGAACGGTACACAGGCCAAAGAGATTGGGCTTGTAGATGAGTTGATGGATGAATCTGTAAAAATAACTTCAGAGGACATCGAACGATTGGTAGCTGCAGGATCTCCAAACATTCCAAAGAACGAAGACAAAACCGAAACAGAACATACAATGAAAAATCGAAATCAAATCATTGCCGCTCTTAAGTTGCCGGCAGATGCCACTGATGAGCAAATTGAACAGGCTGCAAAAGATGTTCAAGCAAAAGCTGATCAAGTTGACACCTTAACAGCTGCCCAAAAAGACGCAGTTAAAAAAGAGGCTGGCCAAATCGTTGACAAAGCTATTCTTGACAAGAAAATCACAGCTGATACCAAAGAGAAATGGTTGACCGCTGCAGAGAACAACCTTGAGAATACGAAAGCAATTTTGGAGGCTATGCCAGGCGTTCAAAAACCTACTCAAGAAGCAGGTGCAGAGAACCAGGAAGCCAAAGGCCGTGAAAAATGGACGATGGAGGATTACCAAACAAAGGATCCTGAAGCATTGGCCACGATGATGACTGCCGAGCCTGAAAAATTTGAAAAATTACAAGCCGACTATTTCGGTAAATAAAACCCCTTTAAAACCTATGAAAAATCTATTTAAAATTTGTTTTGTTGCGATTTTAGCAGTGTTAGCATTCGCAGTTTCGCACGCCACAGGAACCTTTAACGGAACAGCCTTGGCGGTTACCCCTGTTGCATTGCCTCTTTTGGACCAACAGGCCGAAAAGGAATTGATCAAACAGTTCCGTCATGACAACTCTTGGTTGAGCGAATTGCGCTCCAAAAACAATTGGGTTAACAAGGATGTCATCAAGATACCTAAACGAGGTGCAGCGCCTACGGTGTTGATCAATAACAACGTTTACCCCATTGCGTCAAACAGACGTGAGGACTCACACGTAATCCTTTCATTGAATAAGTACGACACCGAGAACACTACTGTTACCGATGACGAGCTTTATGCATTGCCTTACGAAAAGAACAG